GGCTGAACCAGCCGTTCTTGGTGGCCTCCGGCGTTTCAGACGTGGTGCGCGCCATCACGTTGCCGTTGCCCAGCGGGGCGGCGGAGATGGTGCTGCTCTGGGTCTGGGGCTCCTTGGTGTCCTCCTTGGTCTTGGCGGCGATGGCCGGGCGGGTGCCCGTGCAGTTGTAGAGAACGTAGCAGTCCTCGTCCGCGTCGCCGTCGATCTGGAACAGCAGCGCGAAGGCCTTGGCTTCCGTGTTGGCGTTCTCCGTCAGCACCTTGCTGGTGGTGCCCAGCGTCATGCCCCACACGTCCTGCAGCATCTTGTCGATGATGCGCGCCATCTCCAGGTCGCCCTCGTAGCCGTTGTTCACCGGGCTCTGGTAGTACACGATGCCGTCGGCGTAGAACTTGGTGATCTCGCCCTGCTGCTCAAGATTCAGGTTCACCGCGCCCGGCACCGCCACCGGCGTGCCCCAGCTGTAAGTGGTGGCGCCGCCCGTGGTGGACTCCGTCAGCACGGCGTAGTGCACGTTCTTCAGGTTAAACTGGACTTTGTTTTCGTTTGCCATAATCACACCTCAAATTCATAGATGATTGCGTATACTCGTTCATCCTCCACCCAGCCCTCGGTCTTGGTGTAGGCGATCTCCGCGCCCTGCAGCACGGTGTCCACAGCGGCCTCCAGGGCCGTATCCTTCTCGGCGGTATACAGCGCCGCCTCGATGGCCGGACAGGTATAGTACACCACGCCGTCGGCGTAAAACGGATTGTCGTTTTTCACCTGATAGGCGATCCGGGGCAGGGGAGGGCGCGGCCCTCTGGCGTTGTCCTGCCGCCACTGGTGATAGACCACCGGCAGCCCCGTGCCCTTCAGCACAGCGTCTACTTGTGCCAGCGTCACGCTTAACCGCCTCCTTTCCGCTCGATGCCATCTTTGATGTACCGCTCCAGCTTGTCGGCCGCGGCGTCCGACGCCGGCCGGATGTGGACAAACGCCTTGACGCGGCCCAGTGGCTTCCTCCTGACGATCAGGTCGTGGCCCTTCTCCAGCAGATGCGTCAGCCGGTAGTGGGGCGCCTTGGCGTACACTACCTTCGCATAGGCGTACCGCCCGCGCGCACCGGCGTCCTGCTTGGACGCCCAGCTTTTCCGGTAGTCGCCCGTGCCGCCGATACCCGCCGCCGGGATATCGCTGCGGACTTCGGCCACGGTCTCCCTGGCCACTTTGTCCACAGCGTCCTTCATAACATCCAGCGTCACGTCCCGGTATTCCTCAAGAACATCCATCACGGCGTCCGACAGCTGGTCGATGTTGATGCTGCCGCTCATGCCCGCACACCGTCCTTCATTTCGAGATAGAGCTCCACGTCCCACCCGTCGTTGACGGCGTAGGTGCGGTAGATGCTGTACCGCTGCCCGCGGTAGTCGGCCTCCGTCTCGCCCCGGTAATCCACGAAGGGGACGGTCACCACCAGCTCAGGCCGATGCCCGGCCGCGCCGGCAGCCGCCCACTCGCTGCGCCGGATACCCCCGGCCTCGCACAGTACCCGCCGCCGCTTTTCCGGCCCGGTCTTGCGGAAAACGCCGATCTCGTCCTGCGTACCCAAGTCGGGCACGATCAGGTAAAGCACATCAAACATTGCCGTCCTCCGTCGCCTTCCGCACCGCCCGGTCGTTGATGGCCATCTGCAGCGCCGGAGGCTTCTGCAGCCCCGGGTCCTTCTGGCTGCGCCACAGCCACCCGGCGTAGAGGATCACCAGCGTCTGGTCGCTTTCGCTTTGCGTGTCGGCCCCGAACTTATCGATGGCCGTCCGCAAAAAGCCCTCCAGCAGCTCGTCATAGGCGCAGGACGTCAGCGGCAGGCTCAGCTTCAGCCGCGTCAGCAAAATTTCCATGTCCATGGCGTTTCGCCCCTTTCTGCCGCAAGGCGGCGGACTGATCGCTGCTCCCGCTCAGTCCGCCGCCTCTTGGCCGTTATCAGCCGGCGGCCTTCTTGGCCGTCACGACGGTGAAGCCGCTCTTCACCGTCACGTCCACGTCGGCGGTCACCTCGCCGCGGATGGCCAGCAAGCCCTCAGCGAACTTGTAACTGCTGTCCACGCGGACGTCAAAACCGCCCCACAGCGCCAGTTCCGCGTTGGAAGGCACGCCGTAGAACATGGTCTTGGTGGCAGTGGTGGTCAGCGTCAGGGTCGACAGGGACTTGATGTCCTTGCTCAGACAGTAGCGGCAGCTCAGGCCGTTGTTGTCCTTGATGATGCCGGTGCTGGGGTTGGCCGCGTCGGGGGTGATGGAGTACACCGGCAGATACTCGTTCTTGCCACGCACTGCGGCAAAGGCCTTCAGGTCTTCCTTGGTCAGGAACAGCACGCCCACGCCGCCGGTGTCCTCGTCGCCGCCGTAGCTGAGGATGATGTTACTCAGCAGCGCGCCGTCAAAGAAGGCGGCGCCCGTAGCAGCCGCTGCGGCGGCGCTCAAGTCCAGAGAATTGTTCAGACTGGAAGCCAGGATAGCCGTGGCCGCCACGGTGTTCAGTTTCCGGCGCAGGCTGCGGCGGGCGCTCTCCCGCACCTTCTCCTCGTAGTTCAGCGGCGTCTGCTTGGCGATCTCGTTGGAGACATAGCCGATGGTGCCGTAGTTGCTGGGGGTCAGTTCCACGCTGCCAAAGGTAGGCTCGCCCTCAGTGGGGGCGCTGCCCTCGGTGATGGCCGCGGCGTCCGCCGCGTCGCCGGCCAGATACACCACCTTGTAGCTGGCCATGCCGGTGCAGTCCGTGACCTTCAGCAGGTCCACCAGGCTGCTTACGCCCACAAAGCCGTCGTTGATGCCGCCCACGCCGGTGGGACCCACCACGCCGGTGGCGCTGGTCAGCAGGGGAGTAGCCCGCAGCAGCCTCCGCACGTCGCGGTAGACGTGGCGGCCGGTGCGCTGGAACTCCTGCGCTTCCCGCAGCTCCATGCCGCCGCCCTGGCGGCTGGGATTCGTGCCGCGGCCCTCGCCGCCGGCCTGGGCGGCCGCCTGCTGCTCTCGCTCCGCGGCCTCGATCTGGCCCCGCAGCTCGCTGATCAGCGCGTCGCTGGCAGTCACAGCCTGCTGAGCCGCGTCCCGCTCACTCTCAAAGGCTTCCACAGCCGCCTGCACGGCGCTGCGTTCCTCCTCGGTGCTGGCCGCCTCAATAGACTGCGCCAGCTCCTGTTCCCGCTGGGCAAAGGGTGCCAGCTTGGCCCGCAGGGCCGCATTGTTCTTTTCCTCGTCGGTCAGCCGCTTGCGCAGCATCAGAATTTTCAATGCCATTTTTTCATTCGCTCCTTCATCTCGTTTTTCCACGCATCCAGCCTTCTGCGCCGGATGGTGTCCACTTCCGCTTTCCGCGCGCTGACCGCCGTTTCCACATAGGCCGGGAAGGTCACCACGCTCACCTCATAGAGTTTTACTTTCCGGATCGTCCACAGCACGCTCCCGTCGGACCGCTCCGTGAATTCCTCGTCCAGAATATCAAAACCGAACGAGCACTGGCTCACGTCACCCCGCTGGACGCGGGCGTAGAGGTTCATGGCGTCGCTGTCCTGCTCGTTCATCTTGATCGTGCCGAATAGGCCCTTGTCGTCCTCCCGCAGCGTCAGGGTGCCGGGGGTCGTCCGGCCCAGCACCAGCCGCGTGTCGTGGTTGGCCAGGGCGCGGATATCGCCTCCCAGCGTCTCCCGAAAAGCCCCAGGAGCCACCTGCTCCACCGCGCCGGGCCAAAGCTCATAATCCCGGTTGAAAACCGAGAAGTACCCCTCGATCACGGGGCCGCCCTCATCGCGGGCCCGAAATTCCGCTCCGCAGGAGCGCACCTGCCGCACCAGGCGGTCCTTGTCATTCGTCGGCATTCTTGCCGCCCCCTTTCAGCTTTTTCTGGTCGCCGATCCGGTCGATCGGCAGATAGTTCTCCAAAATCACCAGCTCGTCCAGTCCCTTCATGGGCGGCAGGCCGATCCAGTCCCGAGCCTCGTTGCCGGTCATCAACCCGCGGGTGTATTGCTCGTCGGCGATCTCGCTCAGCTCCTTCAGGTCGTAGGAGTAGAGGGACCGGCTGTTCAGTCGGAAATACCGCTCCGGGCTCAGCAGCAGCTTCTTAGTCAGCTCCTGCTCCACGATCTGGGCCACATGCAGCACTTTCCGCCGGATAAACGTGTTGTACTCGTCCCGGTGGAACTCGCCTACACCTACCAGGAAACCGGGAACGCCAACCACCGAAGCGATGGACTTCTTGTCCAGCTCCACGCCGTCCCGGATAGCCAGGTCGGTCAGGCTCAGCGGCTTGACCTGCTCCACATGCATCAGGTCAGCCGGGAAGATCCAGGGTTCGTCCCGGTTCTTCCGGGTCAGCCGTTTCTGGATGAACTTTTCCCGCGCCCCCTCGTCCGCCAGATTGCTGTCGGAGTTGACCGAGATGATCAGCGGCGGCCGGTACTCGCTGCTCATGTAAGCGGTCTTGGTGGCCGTGGCCTGCACCAGGCTGGCCACCACGTCCTGCAGCTGCACCTGCAGACCTGTGCCCCGCCAGGGCTGCCGCAGATCCGGGTGCAGAACAAAATGCAGCACGTCATCCGGCCCAAAGGGCACGCCCTGCCACTGCACGGTGTAGGTCAGCCCGTCCGGCTGCGCCATGGCGTAGGCGTCCGGCATGGGCACCAGATCCTCCAGATACCCGCCGGAAGTCACCGGCAGCACGAAGGCGTCGCCCTCCAGCAGCAGCGTGGTCACGATCCAACTTACCAGTGTCTGCCGGGTGCCCATGCGCCACGGCGCGATATCCACCTTCTTGGCCAGCTCGTCCCGAACCCGGATATCGCCGTTGCTGGTGTTCTGCATCAAGTGGATGGTCATGCTGGCGATCAGATCGGAGATGCACCACACGGCCCCGGCCACCTCCGGCGTGTCCGCCATCCGGTGGTACCCACTGGGCAGGATCACCCCCGGCGTGTTCAGCAAAATTGCCCCCACGCTGGAACGCTTCTGCCGCTTACCAAATAGCCCCATATCGGTCACACCTCCTCTTTCTCGCCGCCAAACCATCTGGCGGCCTGATTCAACTTTTCGCTGTCGATCAGCATCCGGATCGTGGCAAACACCGAAGCATCGAACACGTCGATGCGGTTTGTGGGCCCGATCTTGTCATACTGCACAGCGTCGTCTACCTTTTCCTGCGCCCGGACATTGGCCACGCAGTACTCATAGGGTTCCGCGTGGCAGTAGTACAGGCACCCCACTTTTGCCTTGTGCTCGATGTACCGGAAGCCCTCGGACTTCTGCAAGTACACCTGGGGCTGATCCACAACGGAAAACCCGGCCTTCTTCATGGCCTGATAGTACTTCCGGGCGAATTTCCGGTCGTGCCCCACCTTCCGGATGTGGAATCCGGCCTTTTTCCATGCCAGGAACTGCCTTACCGGCTCCGTGGGATCCATGCTGGCCTCGTTGGGCATGTCCAGCCACCCGTCGTCTTTCCAGCCAAACAGCGGGATCCGGTCTTGATCCGCCTTTTCCGCCGCCGCCGTGATGGGGAACCAGCAGTGCGGCACGATCACCAGCACGTCCTCCGGAGGCGTCCAGTCCTCCGTAGCCGCCAGCTTGGCGGGCACCTCACCCACCAGCGCCGCCGCCGTCAGATCGTGCAGCTTCGACAGGTCGGCGCCGCCGTACCAGTTCTTCACCAGCCGGGCCAGCTGCGCCATGCTCCAGCCGTAGCGGCCGTCGCTCCGCTGGAACTCCGCCACGTCAAACCACGCCTTGAAGCTGCTGACGAACACGTTCAGCGAACGGGTCAGGAATTCCTTCCGCAGCGTGGGGTTGCGCTCCGCCTGCAGGGATGCCGCCAGCATGTCGTCCGGCCGAATGGTGATGCCGTAGCTGGGATTGGCCGCACGGTGCACCGCCGGGTTGGTGTAGTCCACCTCGCCGTCCTCCATCCGGGGCGCCTCCGCCATGAACACGAAGGTGCGGTCGGCGTCCGGCCCCTTGATGGTGCCCCGCAGCACCGCCTCCAGATAGTTCCGGTGGGTGGCGGCAAAGCCTGTCCCGTCGTCGCCGGCTGTGAAGGTGATCAGCACCAGCTTGTTGGTGTAGGCCTTCATAGCGTCGCGCAGTCGGGTGTAGGGCCGGGCGTCCTTGTAGAGCTCCAGCTCGTCCAGGTGGACGAACATGGCGTTAAACGCGTCAAACAGGTCGGGCTTATAGGCCAGCGTTTCCATGTCCAAAAAGCCGCCGCCCAGCTCACCGGAAAACTTGTGCCCCAGAGAGCTGTCCAGCATCCGCAGCGGAACGCCCGCCGGATTGTCCGGCGCGGCCAGCCCAAGCCGCACCAGGTTGTACTTGAGGAATTCAAAACCCTCCATACCCTGCTTCATGGAGCCCGCCACCGTCTTCTCCTTGGCGCCGCTGCGCTTGTACCACAGGCACATGGCAAACAGCAGCGCTTCCGAAAAGCAGGTTTTCACGGTCTTCCGCGGGGCAAAGATGTCCGCCTCCGTGAACCGCCGCAGCCGCGTGTCGGCCCACTGAAAGCCGCACACGGCGTAGGTGCAGTACAGGTGCCAGGGCATCAGTTCAAAGGGCTTGCCCCGCAGCGGCGTGCCGTCCAGCCGCTCTCCCTGCATGAACGCGAACAGTCTGGTCATGATCCCGATGCAGAACTCCGGCAGCGCCGGATCCAGCACAAAGCGGGGATCCTCCAGATCACGCAGGAACCTCTGGCAGCCCAGCCGCGTCAGCTCACAGATGCCCTCATCCGTTGCCGTAGCCCTGGCGTAGTCCAGCACCTGATCCAGATGGGGCGCCCTCATCCGCCGCCCACCACGTCATAGCCGCCCACGGCCGCCATCAGGTCGTCCAGCTTCTGGCCGATGCCGTCCCCGGCGCTGCCCTGCTCGGACGAGGCCTTCCGCAGCCGCTGCAGGCCCTTGGGTGTCAGCCCCAGACTCTCCCGGTGGCTCAGAATGTCGCTGCGCTGCTGGGTGATGACCTTGTAGTGGGGATCCAGCACGCTGGGATTTTTCCCGTCCGCGGCCGTGGCCTTCCACGCCTTCATAGTCCGGCTCAGCTCCCGCTCCAGGATGCACAGCTGATGCAGCTCGCCCTCGAAGGCGTCCTGCCACACCCCTAACCGAACCAGCTCCTGCCGGTAAGTATCTTCCTTCGCCATGCCATCACCTCATTCCCGTGCCCAACTTGAGCACCGATTTTCCGTAGGGGCGGACGACTCTGTCCGCCCGCGCTGCGCCTTCGCAGTGCCTTGACCTGTTCCGCTGCGTTTCCGCAGCACTTTCCCTCGGCGGGAGTCTGCCGGACGGCGCACCCCGCGCCGCCTGGCTAGGAGGCATCCATGGCCGAACTGCCCAGCCCCGAACCCGGTCAGCCGCCCGGCGCACTCCCGCCGGCATGATTTTCTTACGGGACGATCAGTCCCCGCGAACGCCTGGACGCCGGCGTCAGACCAAGCTCCGCGCCCAGCGTCAGGCACTGCTTGGCGACGCTGCCTTGCAAACTCAGCCACTTCCCGGCGCTGTCGGCGTCGCCGTCGTTCAGCGCCCGCTGCAGCTTCTGCGTGACCACCAGATACTCGTCCTCCGCCAGCACATACTTGGCCAGCACGTCCACATCCAGATGAGACAGCGTCCCCATGGCCACGCACTTGGGCGCCAACTCGTCAAACCGCTGCCTCGTGCCGCCGGTCAGATACCGCGGTGCTTCCGGCGTTTTCTTAGGCGTCGCCATGGCAATCACTTCCGTCGCGGCCCAGCGAAGCAACGATAGCCAGCTCTCGCTCAGAAAGCGGCCATTTTAACGCCGCAGCCTTCTCCGCCGCAGCCTTCTCCGCCGCAGCCTTCTCCGCCGCAGCCTTTTCCGATATCAAAAAGCCGGAGCCAAAAACGGCCTTCCCAGCTTCCCGTTGGGAATCCAAGGCCCGCGTAAACGCCAGATGTCCATGCGGCACTCGGAAATCCACGCCGTGCGCAGAAAAATACTGCACCATCGCGCTGGTCAAGACCTGCGCGGGATAGGAATACTTCGGCATCTCTTTTCGAGCCGCCCTGAGATTTTCGTCGTTCGCAGCGTCAAGATGCGCCCGGAGGTCAGGTGCACTCTCCACTGCGCAGCCGCCCATGTTCGTCACGAACGAAATGGCGATGTTTGCGCCGTTTTTAAAAGTGATTCCGGCCCCGCAGGCGACATAGCTCAAAAGCCCTCGGCCAATGCCAAAAAGGGTAAGAGCCGGCGCAAACAAAAAGAAGCGAACACCGTTCTGCGCATACCACTCGCAGATCTCGGAGATGATTGAAAACGGCGGGTTGTCGATCACGACAGAGTCGTCGTCGTATGTTACGGTCTTATAGTCGCCGCCCGGATAAAACGGCCGGAGCACCTGAAGACCGGAAAGGCCGTATTTTTCAACGGCCCAGTGCTTCGCCACTTCGTAGATATTCTCGGGCGTGTAACAGTCGTCCGCGGTCTTCTTCGGCGCGAACTTCTCCAGAAACGCCTGATACTCCGGATCATCTTCCGCCAGGGGATCATCCTCAAGGGCGGAGGCGCACGCTTCAGCAGAGCCGTGCAGCGGCTCCGGTACCTCCGGACTGATCCACTCGAAGTCAAACCCACTCAGATCCAGCGCGGGCAGCTCCCCGGCCAACAGGCCGAGATCCCACGGGCTCTCGTTGGACTTGTTGTCCACGATCCGCAGCGCGTTCACCTGTTCCGGCGTCAGATCGGAGACGCAGACGCAGGGGACTTCCTCCATGCCCAGCTTCTGAGCCGCCAGCACCCGGCAGTGGCCGATCACGATCACGCCGTCGGCGTCCACCACCACCGGCTGGACAAAGCCGTATTGCCGGATGCTCTCCGCCACGTTTGCCACCTGGCGGGCATCATGCTTTTTTGCGTTGGCGGCATAGGGGGCAATATCCGCCAGCCGCCGCATTTCGACCTTCATGCAAGCTCCTTTCTGTGCTCTGCCTCCGTGACCCTGTCCGCGCCCTGCATCCGCGCCGCGCTCCGGCGCCGCCTGGGCGCGTCCCGCTGCTGCGCCGCAGGCGCGATAATTTCCTTGCCCGCCCGGGCGTCACGCCCGCCAGGCTTTCTCCAAAGTTTCACTTCCCCGAAAAATTTCCCTGCGTGTGCAAAAGGGGGCCCGCCCGGTCATCTGGGGCGGCGAGGCTCGGCCTCAGGGAGGGGGGGTATCGTCCGACGCCGCCAGCGCTCGCCCAGCGGCGTCAGCGCTCGCGTGATGCGGTCATGCATCGCGTCGTGCTGCGCCTGGCACAGCGACAGCAGGTTCCACAGCTCGTAGGCATACTCGGGATAGTCCTCCGCAGGCCAGACGTGATGCACCACGTTGGCTTCCACGACTTTGCCGTATCGTGCCGACTCTCGGCACAGGTACCCGTCACGCTTCAGCGCCAGCTTCCGGACGGCCTGCCACCGCTTGTTGCGGCCGGAATAGTCAAAGCTCATGGGCTACCTCCAGGCAAAACAAAAACGCCAGAATCCGAACACAAGCCATCATGGCTCAGTTCTGGACTCTGGCGTCAAGCGCTCTGGTCTTACCCTCGATATGCAGGAGGATCTCCGTTTTGCATCGGGAACAGTATGCTGGGAAGTTATCCGCGTTGGTGTCCCGCCTCACCCTCGCGAGCCGTGGGTTGCCGCACTTGGGGCATGTGACAAATCCTCGGCTATCTACGTCAAGTCTACCACATTGCGATGTAACTCGCAAGGCCTTTCGCCTCCTTTTCTCGATTTGTCCATAAATAAGTCGTAGCGTTACAAGTAGTTACTAACAGTAGAAGTATAATTATAATTTCTTTAGTTTAATAATAAGCGCTTACGTTTTCACGTCAGCTTCCAAAAATTGGTACGTTCCCGGCTTGGGTGCGGCGATCCAGTCGGAGTACTCCATCAGCGGGCTGGACTGGCCGCCCACCTTGCGCACCGGCGCAGCCTCAAAGCCTGTCCAGAACGCATCCTTAGGTACGCCCGGCCGCCGCGTTTGCACCCGCACCGTCGGCGGTGGGATCATGCGGCGCATCTCCTTGGCAGCGCCCCACCGGTGCCGCCCCAGCGGGATCATCCGGTCTGGCTTGCACAGGTAGTGCGCCAGACGCCGGTACCCGTCGTCCTGACACAGCACCGGGTACTCATGATAGCCAGGATTGACGAAGCCGTATCGCCACAGTTGCGTTACCGTCTCCAGCGGCAACTCCTGCTCGTCGGCCACGAAATGGAGGTGCCAGCGGTCGTGCTCATGGCCCGCCTCCACGCCGTAGACATAGCGCCGCACCTCCGGATATCGTCGGCGCACCCGTCTGACAAAAGCCGCCAGCCGCCGCTTGACGCCACCGAAGTCTCGCGGTAGATCTGCGTCACGAAACGTCAGCACATAGTGGGCGCCGGAGAAACCGAACAGGGCAAGGTACAGCTCAAGTTTTTGTTCGCTCTTGCCCCAGATCATGGGGTCGGAGGAGGGCGAGCCGCGGCATTGCTGCCGGGCCGCCCACCCCACGCGGCTGGTGCGGTCTGTGGTGTAGGTCTTGGTCAGCGGGCCCGCCCGCTGTGTCACCACGCACAGACGAGGGCCCTCACTCATGGGCCACCTCGCCATACAGGGCACGGTGGAGGAGATTGGCCTTGACGAGCCTGAAATTGCGTAACCACTCAGTTGGCGCAACCCGCGCCATATTCCTGAACACACGCTCCCAAGCCTCCACGTCGGCGCGGTACGATAGATTCATGACTTCGCGCGCGTTGCGCGCCCAGTACTCGGCGTTGTTCCGGTCATGTCCGCACGCCATCAGCAGCTTAACGTATCGTTTTCGGGTCATCCCTCACCCTCCTTTGCTGCGATCTCCGACCGGATCACCTGCTCGATGGCCCGGCAACCGTCACGATGCATGCAGACCACGGCACAGTCGTCAGCATGCGTTTCCGCCTTGCCAAACAAGGGGACACACCGCAGCGTCGAGCGCCGCTGGACCGTAGGCACGAAGCGGTCGCACTTATGACAATAGCTTTCAACTTCCAAAGTAATCATTTTACACCAAACACTTTCTCCGGATACCGCACCTCCCAGGGCTGGAAGGCGCTGCCCATGATGCGCGCCAGCTCCCGGTCGATGCAGCCCTTGGTATAGTCCATATTCGCGTCGCCCTTGGCGTTCTCCAGACACAGAGAGGCGTAGGCCTCGAAGGTCTCCCGGAACTTCTCCAGAAACTCCGTGGCCCGCTTCTCGCCAAAGCCGAAGTCCTGCCCCAGCGTGATCAGCGCCATGTCCTCGCACTGCTGAATGGTGAACAGCCGCTGCAGGTGCATATTCTGCCGCTGATTCTCCTGCAGCTTCCGCAGGAAGCCGCTCTGCTTACCCATCGCACGTCACCTCCGGCGCGTCCGGCGTCGGCATCCAGTGGGTGACGGGCATGTCCACCAGAGA